TTTTTTTGAGTTTGTGTAAATCTTCTCGCAAATCGGCGTCACCTTGCGGGATGCGAATTTTGCGGTCTTCAAAGGCCGTTTTACCGATAGTGGCCATTTTTAGTTTTGTGGAAACATTAAAAAGAACACCTTGGATTCGCTTGCCGTGTTCATATTGCGCGTCCTCGACCATTTTTTCACCCATGCCTGTTTGGTCGAGATTACCGCCCACTACGTGATACTGGCGCATGATGCGGTTTAATTCTTCTTGTTGTTGGCGTAATTGCACGCGTTTTAATGTCACAATCTCTCGCGTCCAATACACATCGCCTACCAATTCAACCACCCAAATCACCGTTAAGTCATTGCGCACCGCAATATCCATTCCAACAAAACAAGCGCCTCCTTGATAGAGTTCAGGTTTGCCCGCGTCCGGATGTTCTACACCGTCAATTAAGTCGTATGATAGCCACGCGCTGGCTTCATCTAGCCATTTGAGTTCAAATTCTTGCGCCCAAGCGTCTTCATCATTTAAACCACGGCGAAGCTGTTCAACATCACGCGGCAATCCGTCAGCAACCGCATGGTAAATATCAACCGTGTGGCGAGACCATTCAGTGTTATTGACATCAGTCATTAATTCGTAAAACTTATTCCCCTTGCCGTTTGGGGTTGATACCACGCGCAATTTCCATCCAGCAGAGATTACCGGGAATAATGCTTTCCAAATCTCGCGGCTATCCGCATGGAAGGCAAACTCATCTAGGAATACATTCGCTGAGAAACCACGGGCAGTATCAGGGTTAGCGGGAAGCGCGGTGATTTTTGAGCCGCCTGGAAAGACAACTTCGAGCGCGTTGATTGTTGAATTAAAAGGCACTTCCAATACTTCACAAACCATGCCTAACGCTTCAAGGTGGCGTTTTACCCCTTCGTTCATCGCTTCTTTTGCCTGGCGTTCCCCGCGAGATAAAATCACCCAGCGAGTGCGTTCACCCTTAGCTTCTGCCGCTAAACAATCCATCACAATTTCAAATGTGGTCGTAAATGTTTTACCCGTCTGACGCGCAAACATAGCCACCTTGAACCGGCTTTTATCATTTAGCCAGTTTTTTTGATAGTTATAGAGAACGGTTTTATTCGATGCCATAAACTGCTTTTACCATTTTTTGCACATCTTCAAGACTCACGCCTTGTTCTTTCCCAACTTCTTCCACGGCTTCTGCGGCACGCTTAATGGTTTCCTGGCGTATTGCTTGCTCACGTTTAAAACTTAAACTTTCAGCCTGTTCTAAACGTTGAATGGCGGATGATAATAACGCAAGGTCTTTTGGTTCTGCCTGGCCGTTTTCACTCATACCGATGGACGTTTCAAACGCCAGGTTCTTAACAATTTCCATCAATAGCTTGCCAATGTCGCTCTGCGGCGCTTCACCGAATTGTTTCGTCCAAATTTCGGCGACTTCACGCGCGTTGCGAATTTTGCTTGCCATTTGTTCCATGCGGCTGGCGTAACGGTTAAGGCCTGTGCGGCTTAATTGATAGCTGTCATCTAACCCGCAATCACGGATCAGGTCGTTGATTTCTTCAAGGATTTGCGCTTGTGAAAGGTGTTTATCCCGCAACATCATTGCCAGTTGGGTTTTGATATTAGGTGGAAGTAAGTCCACTTTGCTTGCGCGGCCGCGTGTATTTTTATCGGTCATTTAAACCTCCTTTAAATTGGGTTTAAATCTTTGGACTTGGCTTTTTTACGCCGTCCACAAAAGCGCGACCTTGTGCCACATCCAACCCACGCTGTGTGATAGTAGCCACGAAGAAATCTTTGCCGTTATTGTTTAAACGTGCCAGCGTAATCAAGCCTTGCTCTTCAAGCCATAACAGGTGGTTTCGCACTAAGTCTCGGCTAATATCGTGGCCATACATATCTAAGCAATCACTTAAAATGCTTTCATTGGCATCATAACCACACTCTTCAAGCGAGCGCAGAATAACCAAACGCTGGTCTTTGGTGAAAATATCTTGGCGCATCATTCTTTATTTACCTCTTTTTCAATTAACAACTTCACTTGATGGTTAAGGCTGCCAATGTTGGTATTTAATACGTCGGTTTTGCCTTTCATTTCCGTCATTAATAAACGCAAATCAGCCACTTCTTTTGACGTTGGCAGATGTCTTAATTCGCCTTTGACTTCCGATAGGCTTTTTTCGTTGTTTTCAATCGCCTTGCGCAAGTCTGACACATCGGTTTTGCGCGCGTATTTGCTGTCCATTGTCAACCAAAAATAAGTCCACACAGCCCCGCCAATCGCCACAACGATTGCCCAATGGCGTTGGATAAATTCCAGTGTTTCTAGCATTATTTAGGTTCCTTTTTTTGGCAGATTTTTTCATAAGTCAAGTTATGATTAAGCACCTGCCGTTTGGTTTCTTCTGTATCTTTACGGCTTGGATAAATAAGACCGAATGCTGAACATCCGCTAGTCTTCACGGAAATAACCTTTTGACTGCAGCTGCTCATCAACAGACTTGCTAGACAAAGTGCGGTTAGTTTCAGTAATGTTTTTTGCTGTATTTGCATTTTCTAACTCCTGTGCGACTGCGGCCGCTTCACGTTTTACGAATTCGATCTCTTCTTGTTGCTTGCGAATTTTTGCCGCTTGCACGCGACCATGGATAAAAACACCAGCCAAAACGGCGAAAGCCGCCCCTACAATATAAAGATTAATCACCGTTACCCCCTTGGCTATTGCGGTTTTGCATTGCGTTGGCGAAGCCTTTTGTTGCTGCACCACCGCCACAAAAGAGGGCGAATGTCGTGAATAATTCTGGTACATAGGAGCGATTTAACCATACGCAAAACACCAAAATCCCCGCCATGAGAAGAGCTCCAAAGAACTGGATAAATGCCGTAGTCGATAGACGACCGTCGGCGTTGGTAATCAAATCACTCATTTTTTTCATTCTTTTCCCTCAGTAAAATAATTATGTTTTGAGATCATATAACCAATGAAGGTTAAAATTGTTGCACATAAAAAATATCCGTAGTACGCCAGCATAATTCCAAGCAACGTATTAGCTATGATTTCCCAATAAAATCTAGCTTTGGTGTATTGATGTTTAGGTTCAGGAAAACCAATAGAAATCACCAATACAGAGAGCGCAGTAATGAAGTAAAAAAACAATTCGTAAGATTGAATTAAGTTTTTGATGTTAAATTCATTTGCGGCAATAAACCCCAAAAATATCAACCCATCTAAAATACAACTAAAGTGAGTTAATCCTATGATTTCTCTTTTCATTAGTAACTCCAATACAAGTAAAAACCTTGTGCAGCTGTTGTGCCGCCATTGATTCTGCAGTTACGCTTTGCATTGTTACTTGGCTTGCAACGTGGGGCTTTGTAGTTCTTCCAATATTTAGGAGAGGTAGTGTTTTTTACGCGTTTGCTCATTTTGGCTCCTGAATGAGTTGGCATTGATAGATATTACCGCCCACTTTAAATTTGCCGTAACTCTGGCAGGTGTTTTGAATGTCGATCATTGTGATGATAACGACAAAACAACATACCGCTCCGCCGGCGCACAAAAGTGCCGCAAACTCTTGGTCTATAATTAGTAAAATAACGGCTACAAAGACGAACATGCCTAATAAAAACATTGCAAGTCCCATATTTACCCCCGGAATAGATGGTCAACGTTAATCACTTGCTCGCTATCCAACCACGACCAAACATCAAAACAAGGACAGTCTTTAATCCACTCACTCGGAGTGATTGTGCCGTCGCCATTAACGTCCGGACTCAAATCACGATGTCCACAAATGCGTGCGCTGGGGTGTTCGCTCTCTAGTTTTTGCAACAATTTGTGCAACGCGAGCCATTGTCTTTCAGTGTATTCGCCATAGTTGCGACCGCTTTCGTCAATACCGCCAACAAGGCAAATGCCTAGCGAGTGTTGATTATGACCTTTCACGTGCGCACCAATTTCGCCAACCATTCGGCCTGTTTCAACCGTGCCGTCAGTGTCAATTACAAAGTGATAACCAATATTAGGCAGGTGCGGGTTGAATTTTTTGGCTAAAATTGGGTCGCGTTTAAAGCCGCGTTGTGAGTGCCAGTCATTAATACGTTGAGCGGCGGTTTGATTAACTGTTCTGAGTTGCTTGCCGTTACGAGTAGCGGAGCAATGGATCACAATTTTTGTGATAGGTAAAGATAAAGACATAAAAAAACTCCTTCTAAGTGAACTTAAAAGGAGTTTAAAACGGATGTTGTTTTATTGATTTTAAATTGATTTAAAGATAATCGTTACGAAAAAATCTTATATACGGCCCAGATAATTGCTAGAAATATGATAAGCCCAATTATATCACTAGGCTTAGTGGGTTCGTTTTTAGCTTTATTAATACCAGTTTTTAGAGCTTGAATAATTGACAATGGTTTCTCTGAATCCTCAATTGGTTCAGATTTTGATGTGTTTTCTGTAAAAGAAAGCGTTTTGGGAAGTTCTAAAATATAGCTACGTCCAGCTTTCTTCCTTATAACCTCTCCACGATAATCCGCATAATAAAGTACATAACGTAACAATTCCGCGCCTCTTTCGCCGTGATCCTGTTTAACTATATTAGTGAGTTTACTTTGTAATAAAGGCTCCTTTTCTAACATAATTTGACTTATAACTAACTTTAAAATCTCCTGATACATAGGGTCTTCACCGGCAAAAATCGACACTTCTTTTGTGAATGCTTCCTTTTCCGGCTCAGTAAAGTAGTTGTAACCATACGCTACTTGTTGGTAGAAATCCCGTGCGGCATTGTAGTCTTTTTTTTTCCATGCTTTTCTTGCTATGTTTAATATATCTTCGTCAATCATAAATTAATCCTTAGATTGCTAAATTGAAATCTCATGATATAAAAATTCTGCCCACAAAAAAACGCCCTTTCGGACGTTTTTTGTCATTTTTATCGGTTATGAGTTACCGAACATATCAAACTGGCGTCTTGCGATTTCTTCTTTTGTGATTTTCTTCACAATCTGATAAATCCACTGCATTGACACGTTGTATTTTCGTGCGAGTTCACGGTGATTTGTGCCGTTGAATTCGTTGAAAATCTTCCGGTCGCGTTCGTTTAGTAATAAAACAAGGTTTCGTGGAATATAAATCACCTCACCGCCCCAGCATTGTGCGATATGGTTTGCCACTTCAATGCTGATTTGCTGGGCGAGTTTTGGCTCAATATCAGCGATTTTTTCTTTGATTTTTACTTCTGTGTGTTTTGCTAAATCCGCCAAAATTTCAGGCGCTTTCTCATTAAACGTTTCAATTTGTTCATTGCTTGCATTCAACATAGCCACCCCTACTGGTTGGACGATCACTATTGTTCAAAATTATAGCGATTTTACAATGCGTTGTGCGGATTATTTTTGCAAGTCAAGTCTTTATTTAAAAATAATTACTTGATTTATAAATAAAAAAACCGCCTTTCGGCGGTTAAAAAAAGTTCATTTTTGCTGTTTATCTTTCCACTTTTTCCATACATCATAGCCTGGCAAGTGTTCCACCGGCTGGCCTAGCTGATAAAAACGCTCAATATATAAAATGGTGTTTTCAATATCATCATTGCCGTGATTGGCGCGCTCTGCCTGTTGGCGTTCCGCGTTGTTTACGGCTGCCGAGCCTGTACCGGAAAAGAGTGGTCGGTTCGTTTCCATCACTTGCATTAAGTAGCGGTGATTGTTAAGCGGGGCGAGATTTCGGCTTTCTCGGCGCTTTTTCTGCACTGAATTGACCGTTTCACTCAAACAGTGGGCTAATAATTGAGAAGGTGGGAATAAATCTAGCACTTCGCGCATTAATTTAACCGCTCTTGAGTTGCTTAGCGCTGATTTATCCGGGCGAAATAGTGCAATGTATGAAACCAAAGGGCGGGCTACGCCATATTTTAACTCGGTAAGCAGCCCTAAAATTTCGCGCCCCGCTTCATCTTCTAACAGTTGGTCTAAATGAATATCGGAGTGGCATACAGGACAGCGGCATAATTTCATAGACCACCTCTTGCTTGCCATTTTTTCAATCGCTCAAGCACTAGACTGGCCATATCATCGCGTAAAGCCCCCACATTAAGCACTTGAATATTCATCCCGCGCTTAGTGTAAATTGGGTTCACTACGCCGCGCACAAACGCATTGAGCGCATTTTCTGAGCCGTCTCGCACAAGCCCTTGTTTGCTCATTTCAATCCAAATGGCGCGAATTTTGTACGCAATGTTGCTTTTTACAACCGCACTTTTCCCGCTTGGTGAATGATTTCGGCGGCTGGTTTTCTTAAATCCTT